ATTGAAATGACAATTAGTAAATTTGTTCAAAAATTAAGAGCAACTTAGTTGAAACGCCACTCTATCGCCATTCTGTCGCCTTTTAATACAATTTTTTTAATTAGCTTTCTGACAACGTCTGTTCTTTCTTCATAGGATCCTGTCTTCATAATCGTTTTAGCAGACTCCAAAGTTTCTCTGATTGTGCTGATTGACTCCGTATTTGTTTCATCGGTAATTTTCTGAACTCGTTCCTGAAGATTGATACGCTCCTGAGTCAATTGGTTAGCTTTGGTGTTAATAACGTCCAGTGGAACTGAACCGGCAGTGTATAGCTCCATGATCCTACCTAATTCATTGCTGATATCTCGTATGCGACGTTTTAATGGGGTGGGGTCGTCAATTACATGCCCATTAGCATTAAGCAGTTTGTCGACTCGTTTGGGGTCATATGCGAGCTCCAAGATTTTTTTCATAACTTTATGCTCCAAATCACTTAATACATAAGTTTTAGAGCTACATCGTTCATCTGGATTCAAGCCCTCCTTAAGTAAAGCGCTTGGCTTACGATGATGGCAAGTATAGTATCGGTTCAGGACTGACCTGTCTTTATGAGCCTTGCTAATAGACACATCAAACCATGAACCGCACAGACCGCATCGCAGCAATCCCGAGAGCATGTATTTTGCTCGGAATGGCCTAGGATTATTAGTCAGTTTTGCATTCTTAATTTGTCTAACGGCGAGTTGTCGTTGAGTTTCATCAAACACAACCTCGTCGACAATTGGCTTCTGAATCCCTGGATACCATTTCTTTCCATAGGCTACTTCACCGATATAAGTGCGATTGGTCAGCAGATACCTGAGTACATGATAGCTCCATGGTAATTTCCGGCCAACGTGACCGGCTGAATCATATTTCATTTTCAGCTTGTCAACACTATATCCATGATTGTAATCATCGAATATTTCACGCACAATCGGTGCAGTGATTGGATTGGGTACAAGCCGACTATCAACATAGTCGTAGCCGTAGGGGACTTGTGAACCATTAAAAAGACCAGCTTTGGCACGTCCAACTCGTCCCATTTGCATCCTTTGAGTGATCTGTTCTCTTTCGAGTTGGGCAAATACTGAAAGGATACCAACCATCGCTTTGCCGAATGCCGTTGATGTGTCGAAATTTTCATTCAAGGAAATGAAAGAGCAATCATTTTTATTGAAAACATCTTCAATTAAAAAAAGGGTGTCTTTTTGTGATCGTGAGAGACGATCCAACTTGTAAACTAGAACCGTATTGATGCGATGCTCTTTTACATCATCCATCATTAGTTGCATTCCTGGCCGTTTGATGTTACTTCCAGAAAAGCCGGCGTCTTTGTATACTTTAGCTACTTGCCAATCCTTAACGTCACAGAATTTGGTCAGTTTGTCAACTTGTTCGTCAATCGAATATCCTTCTTCTGCCTGACCCGGGGTTGAAACCCGTACATATATACCAACAATTTGTTTATCCATTTCATATCCTCCCTCGAAACCGAAATTTACCTGATTATGATAAACCTTTGTACCCTTGTGACCGTTCATTTTCCCTTAGGACTTTTCTCAATTCATTTAATTCAGATTGTTGCGACTTTTGCTCGTCGGTTAGCTCGTTCTTATCTTTGTCTGAAATCGATATTACATACTTTACCAGTTTTACAGCTTCTTGATAGTCTTCTTCGTTTTCAGGAACTGGATAATCAAACATGAAGAAAGAGTCATCAACACCGGTATCTCGCTGCAAGGCTTTGTAGAAGCTCTCTAGGGTCATGTAACTGGTTGGTTCATACATATCTTCAGTAAATTCTCTTCTCAATTTTATTTCCTCCTATGAACGTATGTTCTTTTCACTGTTAAATAAAAGCCCAAAAAGGGCGATTATTGAATTGCCAATAAATTAGAAAAATCATGAATCGAAAACATTAAGACTCCGGTAATATGTGAGGTGTTGATGTCGGTATTTTTAATCAAAATTGGATCGATTTGGATGTTTCTTGAAAATGGATAAAGAACAATTTCAGTTTTGTATTGGCCTACTCTCAACAAAGCAATCTCAGTGTGGCCACTTATATTCAGTTCATATTTTACGATTGAGCCATCATGGATATATTTAGTCTTATCCATCTTGTCGAACGTATTAAATTCCAGAACACAGGCATAATCGCCATTCTTTAAAAACGGATTATCCTTTACCGTGTCAATCAAAGTCATATGATAATGCTCTTTATCTTGCAGTGCATCCAAGATGTTAGCGATTGAAATTTGCTCCATTGTCTACTATCTCATTTCATTAAACTTTATGGTACAAGTTAGGGAAAGGGGTACTTGAGGTTGACCTACTCCCATCTATATAAACCCTAATTAACCCATGTCCGACAAATTTTACAGTCATCCGACGATCAATGCCATAATCGCCAGGACAAGCACCATGAATTGAGTATGCGTGCCTGCCAACCTTCCGCCAATATGTACTTTTTAGGTACGTCGGGGCTGATTGAGTAAATCCGCAAATCACTGAGTGAGATTTGGCTTTAAAAAACGCATGAGCTGAGAAACCCAACGAAGAGGAATATACATTTCTTGTGTGCCAGGTTCCTCTGACTGCACTGGGTGTTCCGTCCCACCAGGTATGTGCTGAAACGTTGGATGTGGTGGCTAAGGTACCCACGGTTCCTAGTGATAATGCTGTAATAGCAAGTGCTAACGAATTCTTAAACTTCATGATTCCCTCCATTACATATTTTCTAATGCTTGTGTGGTTGCGCTCCGAGGTTCCCATAGTACCAGTACAATCCTACTCCAATAAGTATTGCAAAGATGATCATATACGGGTACGAGAAACTTGTCAGGATAATGCCGACGAGTAGAATACCCCAAAAGTATTTAAAGAAAACCGCAGTAGCCACTCCCATATACATAATAAATAAAATTAAAGCAACAATCCCCAAAATAATGATATTGATCACCCCTCCAATAATTTAATTTATAGATTTGAAATGGTACCCATACATGAGTCCCACGTGATGCAAATACTCTATTTGAATGCCGAGATCATCGGCAATCTCATAATCTTCATCAACGTGTTGGCGTTCAATCTCTTTAAGTTTTGCTTTGGATATGCAATGTTTCATTCCCCAATTTCGTGCTCTGTTCTCTTGTTGATAATTGTTTCCAGCCCAATAATCCGTGATATCCCCCGAGGATGTCAAAGCGTGTCCAATCTCTTCATATAACCATTGTAATTTCTCTTTATCGGACAATTCTTTGTTGATCATAATTTTCCCGTTTATCGTTAGGCCATCTAATCCATCGGGCATTTCCATGAATCGATAATCAAACTGAGGATACTGAGCCATTAATTGGTCGATACTATCCATAGGCATCAGTCCTTTTTATCTTGATGTTCTTTCAGGTAACGTGCTTTTTGAAATTCAATGAACTCCTGAATGCTTTTTTTCTGTTTATCTGTAAGGTTGTCATCCATATGAGCGGCAACCGTCAGATCATCATTTGTTTTGCGGCCAAGGAGATAATCAGTTGTTACATCAAAGATGTCAGCAAACTTATTTAGTTCTTCAGCAGAAACTCTGCGAGTTCCACTTTTGATTTTGCTAAATGCAGTCCTGTCCATTCCCATGCGACGAGCAATTTCCGCTTGAGAGAGATCCGACATATCCTGTAGATAGGATATTCTTTTTGCTAATTCTTGATCTATTGACGATGTCACATTCACACCTCCTTGTGCGCTAAACGCACTTTAAGAATAGCATATGTGCGATAAAAGAAAAATAAAATGTGCGAAATTGGCAAATTACCATTGACTTTGCGAATATCGCACGCTATACTTAGTTCATAAAGTTGCTAATATCGCACAGAGGAAGTGATACATTGGAAACCAAGGCAATTGAAAAACGGAGTATTAATTTGACATATGTACGAGAACTTCGACAAACAAACCATTATTCTCAAGCGAAGGTTGCAAAAGTATTGGGTTTGAATAGTCCTGACAAATATACTCGTAGGGAAAGTGGAGAGTACAACTTTCAGGCGGATGAAATCTTAGTTCTTTCAGAGTTATATAAAATTCCCATGGAGCGTTTTTTTAAATAAAATGTTGCTATAATCGCACAAGTTGAAAGGATGGTGTCTTAATGGAGCAAGAACTAATTGAGATCTTGATTGCTTTAAATGGCATTGACGTTTCGAAGAAAAAAGAAGCCAGTGAAGCTATGCTCGCTGGCGCGACCAGGCTAACTGAACTGGCACACAAGATAAGCAAATAGTTTCTGAATGATTCACATCGAAAGGAGGTGAGCAAATGAACTACGAGCAGAAGAAGCGATTAATTATTGATACATTGAATTTAACGCCGGAACAATTTGAAGCCATGACAATGCAGGATACCCGTAACGAGCGGTTAAACAAACTAACCAGTATGGCAATTAATCAATGTGACAAGGAATTAGAGCAGGAAACAATCGAACTTCAATATGAATTGCTCTAACTTTACTTTATCAATTTAGATGGAAAACGTTTGAACAAGAGTTTTCGAGGGGGTGATCAGAGTGAAAGATGAAAAATTTGCCAGGCAGCTGAGCGATAAGCTCCAAGGCATTAAAAAAATGAAGAGCTTTGCCCAGGCTGCCGATAATGTTCATCTTGCGAAGAGTTCCTTAAGTAATATCAAATCTGGTCGAAAGGGAACTAGCAAGGAAGTTCGGGAATCAATTGTAAAACGGCTCTGGTCGTTGAAGATGGCACTTTCCTCTGGCCGTGCTGATTACGGCATTCCGTCATTCTTAAATGATAAGAATATGCGTCTTAATCCATACGTGACGGCATACACACAACGTAAGGAGGAACAGGAAAGACGGAACGCTGAGATTAGTTATTTGCAGGCGATTTCAAAGATTCCTGAAAAACGAACAAGTGAGGATCTTCAAGCAATTGATACGTACTTCAAGGAGTATCTAGAGGAAATTGGTTCAGAAGAAACTGACTTTGATGTGAAGGCCAAAGATGCAGGGCTGACCGACCAGGAAGTCCAAGATATTGTTTCAGAGTATAACGACCAACTCGGTGGTTAAGAAAGATAGGAGTGATAGTAATGATTCAAGAAATCCACAGTTTTCGTCATAAAGTTCAGGGTAATGACCATTGGATGACCGATGAAGAGTTTCGTGAGTATAACCAGAAACATCCGATCGCAGATGAATCGATTCTGAAATTCATCATTGATCTTACAGCGAAACACAAGGAGAACCATGGGAAGAGGGATGCAGGATGATTACTTTTACAATCAGTGGCATTGTTTTTTATTCATTTTTCTTAGTGATTGCCTCAATTGTTTTCAGCAATCCAAAGAAGTATTTTGACGGCGGTTTATCGAAAGGAGATCTCAAAAATGGGATTAAGAAGTATTTTGAGCAGGTTAAAGCAGACATTCGAGAAATTCAAGGCAAATAAAAAGACAGTCATGAGCGGCCACTCACAACTGTCTAGGTTGAGCATTGAACAAAATATCTTTCAAGACAATTCTAGCGCGAGTTTGCGTCAGGTACAAGCACGAAATGGAGGTCATCAATTATGAAACAAATTAAACTGATCAGCATCTCTTATCACAATTTCAAGGGTATCCAAGATTTTCAAATCGAACCGGATGGTAAAAATGTCAACATCTCTGGTAAGAATGCCGTTGGGAAAACAACCTTGTTTGATGGCTTCTTATGGTTACTATTTGGAAAGAATAGCGCCGAATTATCCAAGTTCAATCCAAAGCCCTTAGATGACAGTGGCAGAGAAATCCTGGGATTAGAGCCAGAAGTGGAAGCAACCTTGGATATTGACGGTAAGACCACTACTTTACGCCGGAAACTAAGTGAGGTTTGGAGCAAGCCGCGTGGTCAAGCCGAAAAGATTCGTAAATCGGATAAGACCGAGCTGTATGTTGATGAAGTCCCTTACAAGCTGAAGGATTACACGACATTTGTAAATTCGATGATTGATGAGGATTCTTTCAAGCTTCTGACTAATCCCATGGCCTTCAACAATCTTAAATGGCAGGAACGTCGTGAGATTCTGCTGTCACTGATCAAAGACGTGAATGATGATGCGGTAATCAAAGAGACCAGCCATCCAGATGAATTGAAACAGATGCTTGGTGATCACACCGCTGAAGAACAACGCAAGATTATTGTCGCACAACGCCATAAGTTAAGAGCTGAAATTGATGGCATTCCTGCCCGGATCGATGAGGCTAACCGTGCCATTCCGGAGACCTCCAGCACTTCCAAAGAGATTCTCGAAGAGATGCTGAAGACTTATCACGAGCAGCTTAATGAAGAGCAGGCCAACTTACAAGCGCTCAGCACTTCAACCGGTTCACTGGATGCACGGAACAAAAAAGCCGAACTGGAAACTGAGTTAAATTCCAAACAGGCTTCTTATCAATCTGGATTCCGGTTAACTATTAATAGCTTGCATGATGATTTGTCAAAGCTGAAGATGCAACGGCATAATTTACAGTCCGAACTCAATATGAATCAGCAGGTTCTTGATCAGCTTGGCCAGACACAAGCACGTGACATGGACACCAAACAGAAGTTACTTGACGAATACCACGAAGTTAATGGTCAAACATTTGATGAAGAATCATTGACTTGCCCAACTTGTGGCCAAGCTTATCCAAAAGAGAAACAGGATGAGTTGCGCGAGAAGTTCAATACCAATCGTTCCGAGCAATTGGCGACCATTATTCAAAATGGTAAAGAGATTGCTAATCGGATTAAAGATGAATCGGCCAAAGCGACTGCCTTATCCAACCAAGTGGCAGACCAGGAGACTCAGCTAAAAACACTGACTGCCAAAGTTGACCAGGTCCAAGCCGAATACAACAAGCGCGAAAGTGCCATTGTCCCGTTTGAGCAAAGCAATATGTACAAGGAACTGCAGAAACAAATTGCTGAATGTGATCAACAGATTCAATCCGGATCAGGCTCCAATACTGAAGCTAAGCAAGTCGTCCAAGACAAGATTGATAAAGTCAACCAAGGAATTACCGACGTGACTAGTGAGATTGCTAAGTATGATACCGCTGACGCCCAACAGAAACGCATGACTGAACTCAAGGACGAAGAGAAGCTGCTCAAACAAACTTATTCAGAGCTTGATAAGAAGTCATTCATTCTTGACGAATACGTTCGTACAAAGGTTCAGGTACTTGAAAAACGCATCAATTCGATGTTTGGAATCGTGAACTTCAAGTTGTTTGAAACTCAAAAGAACGGCGAAATAAACGACGTCTGCGAGGCGATGGTCGATGGTGTGCCTTACAGTACCGACCTCAACAACGCGGCCCGTATCAACGCAGGATTGGATATTATCAATACCTTATCCAAGCACTATCAAGTAACTGCGCCAATCTTTATTGATAATGCTGAATCAGTGAACCAGATCATTCAGACGGATGCACAACAAATCAAATTGATCGTTTCAAATGATGAAAAATTAACCGCAAAAGTGGGGGAGTAAATCATGAAAAATGAAGTTAGTTTAAACGCCGTTAGTAATTATTTTGTACCACAGATTGAGAATCAACTTCGCAAGAGCGCCCTGGACATGACACCTTATCAGAAAATGTGTGTCACTGGTGCTATGCAGCAAATTTACCAGGTGATGATCGATAACGAGATGGACCCTAACGAGACTCGCAATAACATCTCTGATATCTTGCTAACTGTCGCTGCTTTACAGCTTAATGCCAATGCTGAACCCCGAGAAGTTTACTTTCAGACTCGTAACTTCAAGGATCGTCAAGGCAACTGGCACAAACAGATTGAAATGGGCATAGAGGGCGATGGTAATGATGCTTTGCTGAGTCGTTTTGGTCGCAACGTGGCCTATGTCCATCCATTCTGGCTGGTCCGTCAGGGTGACAACTTTGAATATCCCAAACATATGGGTATTAAATTAACACCACCGACGTGGGAACCAACCGGTGACACGGATAAGAAAGTCATTCGGGTCGTTTATCCCATTGATATGTATGTGGGTCCAGATTATGGCAATGACCAGGAACGTGAAACCACTACCGAATATTTCATTACTGAACGTGAGCAAGTCAAGAACAACCTATTAGCTCACATGAGTAACAACCTTATGCGTGAAAAAGACAAAGCTGAACGGCTCAAGCAGATTAAGGAATTTGCCAAAGATCACACATTAGACGAAATTCTCGACAGTGCCGAAATGATTAGACTAGGTAAGATTTCACCGGCTTGGAGAGAGCCTCAATCACGTGAAACCATGATTATCCGGAAGATGCGTAACAATATTGTTAAGAAGATTCCCAAGGACTTCAACAACGGTCTTGTTCAACTCAAGTATGAAGAAGCCACTAATGATTCGCTGAAACAAATGCGTCGTGACGTGACTGAAGAAGCCAACACGGAAGACTTTGACGAAGCAGTCCAGGACAAGCAGCAAACTGCTGACCAAAATGGCGAGATTGTTGACCATCCTAAACCGGCTAAAGTACCTGAGCAACCAGTAGAAACGCCGAAAACCCCAGAAGCTCCGGTAGCCCCTAAAGCGCCAGAACAGCCAACTGTACCAGGTCAACCCATGGACGAAGGTGATCCGTTTTGATCAAAGTTAAAGTCTTTGGATCAGGCAGCAGTGGCAATGGCTACCTGGTAGATGATGGACAGTCACAGTTGATGATTGAAGCCGGAATTCCATTTAAGAAAGTCGAACCAGAAATGAATTTTGATTTTTCTAAAGTGGAAGGCATGCTGATTTCTCATGAACACGGTGACCATACGAAGTATTTATCTCAGTTCGTTAAGCGGACATCGTTTCCAATCTATGCGACCAAAGGGACTTTCGATTCTTTAGACATGGCAGGAGCTCGTTATGAGGCCATGGACAAGCTCGAACCTGTTCGGATAGGTACTTGGACCGTGATTGCGTTTCCGGTCAAGCATGATGCTGCAGAGCCGGTTGGCTTCCTGATTATCAGTAGCATGGGAGAACGGCTATTGTATGTGACTGATACTTACTTCGTTAAGTACAAGTTCAACCACATTGATTACATGTTGGTTGAGATGAACTACAGCAATGAGATTGCGACCGAAAATGACCAAGAGGGATTGCTGAACCACGGGTTACATAACCGGATTCTTACCAGTCACTTTGAAATGAAGAACAGTTTGGACTTTATTAAGCACAATTTATCACCGTCACTCAAATGGGTGGAGCTAATCCATTTGAGTGACAACAACAGTAACGCTGAACTATTTAAGCACAAGACACAAGCATTAACTGGTGTGCCAGTGATGATTGCTCCCAAACGTTCCTGGTAAGGGGTAGCTAAAGGAATCATATGCCTGTGAGGGAAAGCAAATCGGATGTTGAAACAATTAAAACGATTGGAGCAAAAGGGGACTATGGCAAGACTAATCAAAAAAACTCGTGAAAACTATACGAATGTTAGCAACCAGTTGGTTCGTGATCAGCGTCTCAGCTGGAAAGCTCGTGGAATCTTTGTCTATTTGTGGAGCCAAGCAGATAATTGGCAATTCTATGTTGGCGAAGTTCAACAGCATGCCACTGATGGTAAAGATGCATTGCAATCTGGTTTGAAAGAATTGGAAAAGTTGGGTTACCTTCTGAGAAGAACGAAATTTACCGATAGCGGGAAAATCCGCGGAATCGACTGGATTTTGTCTGATTTACCCTCAAAGGGAAATTCCCTCCAAGGGGAAACACCTCCAAGGGAAAAGCCCGCACTAAGAACTAACAACAATAAGAATTATCAACAACAAGAAATAACAACTACAAGTAATAAAGAAGAACATAGTCCGGCTAAAGCCGAACGGAGTTTTCCTTGGGAATCGGTTATTGATTATTTGAATGAAAAAACAAACAAGAATTATCACCACACCGATGCCAACAAGCGTCTTTTACTTGCTCGACATAAAGAGGGCTTTACAACTGATGACATGCGTCGTGTGATTGACAACCAATGTTATGAGTGGTTGAACGATACGAGTATGAATCAATATTTAAGACCTTCCACACTGTTTAGAGCATCGAAATTTGAAGGTTACTTGAATAACCGTGCAACGGCAACACATAAGCCACAAACAAGGAAGGACTGGTTTGGATGATGAAACCCATTAATCTTAAATCTGATATTAACCGGATCATCACTGATAAGCATATAGACGTGAATCACTTACCAACCAAAGAACAACGTGACCAATGGTTCATTAAAATGGCTTTAAACAAATTGGCTTACCAAAAAGTTCACCAGTTCTATCGGGCTTCCGTTTGGTCAGGTAACAAGCCTTTAAGGTTTACCTTCAATGATTGGGATGTTACTAAGCAAGCCAATACCGCACAAGCTAAAGCCTTGGGGAATCACGCATATAAGCTCGCAAAACAGCTTCAAATTAACGACTTTAATGTTGTCTTAGCAGGTGACAGAGGCGTTGGTAAGACTTCACTAGCACTTGCAATGATGTCGCTTCTAATGGATGCGGGAAGAAGTGTGATGTTTGTATCAACTGCCGAATTGCTGCACCTTGTAAATGAAAAGTACAACGATGACGGCATCAAAATCCGCCTTCAGAGCATTACTGCCGCGATGAAAGAGGTTGAAATCCTGGTCCTTGATGATTTTGGAACCGAAGGTGGGATGACTGGAAATATCAAGCCTGTCCACAAGGATTTACAGAATATGATGTACCAGGTGTCGAACGCACGAGTGAATTTTGAAAAAAATAAATCTCGAGGTGCAACGATTATCACTACAAATAACAACAAGCAGGAGCTTAAACAGATGTACGAAAACAAATTAATTGATCGAGTTTATCCAAAGAATCCGAATCATCAATTGCTATTTGACAAAATGGAAGGAGTACGGAACGTATGAGTGAAAAATGTAAATTATGTGGTGGCACTGGTCGAGTATACGTGGACCTTGCCTTTGGATACACAGTTGAGGCATGCCCTAATTGTAACCAGAAATATCGACGAAGGATGGAGAAAAAATTCGGGGAAGCATTGTCTAATTGCACGAATGCTCACCATTCAGAAGAGTCCGACGCAAAGAAACAGGTTACTCAAGTTCAGAATCAATATTTGGTCGAGTAATCGGTCAGACTGAAAGAAAATACGATAATCAAAGAAGGATAAGGGAAATGTATAAAGCACTTGAATTAGGAACGGGCAAGCTGATTGCGATTGGGGAACATAAGAGCGACGTGTTCCGGCATCTTCAGGCCAATCACCCAAGCTTAAAGATTACGAAAAAGTACAGCCACAAGGGAAAAATCCAGAAGATTTATGACAACCCGATCAAGATCATTCAAGATCGGATGACTCCGGACGATGTGGCGTTGATAAGATACACGAATGCTAGGCATCCGGAACTTTTGGAGAAATAGGAGATGACTGATATGGATCAACTAATCAAGATTTTAAATCACAAAGGGAACATGGTCGTCAGTGGCCGGGACCTATACGACTTTCTGGGTATCAAGACACCGTATACGCAATGGATGGAACGAATGATCAGTTACGAATTTGAGGAAAACGTTGATTTTGCCGTGATTAACAAAAATGTGAAAGACGAGAGTGCCTTTGGTAATGTCCGTAAGATAACTGACCACGCCTTAACGTTGGACATGGCGAAAGAAATTGCCATGATCCAAAGAACTCATAAGGGTAAGCAAGCTCGTCAGTACTTTATTCAAGTTCAGAAAGCCTATCAACAACAAGCACGCTTACCTAAAACGCCGGATGAGAAGATTCATTTGCTGCTCGAAAACAGTGATCAGGTTAATAGGCAGGTTAAACAAATTGATACACGGGTTACCAAGCTTGAAGACGACCAACCAATTGCACCTGGTGAATACAGTTACATCGGTACACGCGTGAAGCATGCAGTTAACGAGTATGTAAGCGCCCATCACCTGGTTTTGAACAACAAACAGCGTAGCAAGTTGTATCAAGACATCAATCGAGGAGTCGCGGAAGTTACTGGTATCAAGACCAGGACACAACTCCGCAAGAAGGACTTTGATGTAGCTGACGAATTTATCACAAATTGGGTGCCTTCAACGGCCACGCTGCAAATCATTAAGCAGTTGAGCGGGGTTTCTGAAGGACAAACTGAACTGGTATGAAGGTGATCGTATGAGGCACAGAGATCGGGATCGAATTTTCAAAACATTTGTGCAATGGAAATTAGGCTATCCAACGCAGATTGATAAGATAGCAGCTGGTCAGTACATCGTGCAGACAGATGCTAATGTGGCAACATTCTTGTATGACGTTCATGGCGGCTCGATTCAAGTTGTTAAACGGGATGCCGTACGTCAATTGAGGTGATTAAATGTTCGGCAAGCTAACCGCAATTCGTGGAAATCAAATAACTATTCAACTGGACAATGAACTTAATCACTACAAGCTTGCGAAATGGGCAAATGGGAAGCAGCCAACGGTAGAACTGCATGTGGATGACAGTCGAATGATTAGTCCTGATCAACGGAGGAAGATATTCGCTATGCTCAACGATATGGCTCATTACTGTGGGTATGAGGCGCGAGACATGGAAGCCGAGATGAAGTTTCAATACTACATCAAGACTGGCTCAGAAGAGTTCTCAATGGCAAATTGCACCATGTCTCAAGCAAATGAATTTCTCACGTTCTTGCTCGATTTCTGCTTTCAATTTGGAATCCCGTTTAAGACGCGCACCTGGGATATGATTCCAGATACTTACCCGAAAGCGATGCAGTGTTTGCGTCACCGACAATGCGTTATCTGTGGGAAACTTCACAGTGATATCGACCACTTCACTCCAGTGGGAATTGGGTCACGGAAACTGGTAGACCATCGTAAATTGTACTTTGAGTGCCTCTGTCGTGAACACCACCAGGAAAGACATCAACTTGGAGCCAAGAGCTTCATCGCAAAGTATCATATCAAGCCTATCAGGCTATCTGAACAAGATTTAATCAATTTGCACATTATGACAAGGAAAAGAATGAATGAAATAGACGAAAGGATAGAACAAAATGAAGAACAGCAAACCAGAATTAGCATTAACAGGGATCCTATATAATTTTGAGCAAAAGTTTGGCAAACAGTACGACGTTCGTGACAGCCTGTTTGGCTTCTATTTGGCACAGGATGCCGTTGCACAACATTTGAGTAAAGAGTCATTTTTGAAGTTTATGGAAACACAATATAACGACGCTCTTGTGGGTCGAAAGGAGGATTTTCATGAAAAAGTATATTCAGATTAGATCAGATACCGATGAGGACCAGTTCATTGAGATTATTGGTGAAGACAAAGTGACTGGCAAACCTGTTTCGAGTGGCAATACCGTCTACATGCCAAGTGGAATGCACAAGCAAATCTTTGATATTCCATATCGTGCTATTACTGGCCGGTATTACAGCAAAGATGAACTTTGGGATAAGTACGAGGAGGAAGTCAGGCCATGAAATCAAAACAGGAAATTATAGATGGTTTGGTTGACGAGCAAGCACAACTGAATGTCAAATTCCTAAAACTAGCGATTGATATGAACACTATAGAGTTTGAAGATTTAGAGAGTCAGCAGAAGGTTTTACTTAACGCCCAAAAGAGCACTCTTGAAACTTACAGCATGATTCTAGTCGCTCGGCTTAATGATCTAACTAGGGAGGACTAACATGAGCAGAGAAATTAAGTTCCGTGCTTGGGAGAAAGAGACAACTGAGCCATTCCCTTGGAAGGGCGCTGAACAGGATGAATGCATTTTAAGCATTGATAACGATGGAACTATTGATGCAAAGTCGCTAGATGATGTTTGGGGTGACCATGGCGAGCATTCTGAATGGGTTGATCATGATGTGGAAGTTGAGCAATTCATTGGGCTACAAGACAAGAACGGCAAAGGCATCTATGAAGGCGACATCATCAGATTCACTGAAGAAGACACAGCTTCATTTGTCGGGCCAGTTGAGTACATGGCGGATGATGACTACCCGGCGTTTGATATTCCAGACAAATACATTCCTGAAGGATTCTATATTGAAAGCAACGTGATTTCGAACGGCGTTGCTCGAGGAATTCTTGAAGTCATTGGCAACGTTCACGAAAATCCGGATTTGTTGGAGGTAAAGAAATGACAAAACGCTACGCATTAACTTATGAGTTTAATTGGAATCAAGGATTCACAATGGCAAATGTTAATGTTTACGATTCTGGATCAGAAGCGTTGAGACAACTCCATGTTCTTTGTAGAAGAATGTTTCCAGAAACAAAAAATATGAAAGAGGTTTCTCGCATTCCAAAGGACGGTGAGGTAACTTGTGGATTCCCATTTAGAGGAATTGCCGCACGTTACTTAACTGATGCTGAGATTAAGATATACAAGCTTTATGGTAATCAGTCTCTAATTGATCAAAAACAAATGATGATTGTCTCGCCGGTTGAGGAGGCAGACAAATGAGTGAAAAGGTGAAGGTACCACAATGGTTCAGCGAATGGTATCTAGGAATTGATACTGAAGGGTTTGGTCTTAGTGCATCACGCCAGCAGATGGCTCTATACAAAATTGCTCGCCAAGATTTTGGTTACAATTTTTATGATTCAATATCAGACGAAGATGATGACATTGTCGTAACTTCGGTAGAAAAAGCAGTTGATTATGTTGAAAAACACCGAGTGGAACTTATTCGGGCAATCATTGATGGATATGAGGTTAAAGAGCCAAGGTATCTTATCAAGATTGTTCCAAATAGATTCTTGGCAATGTATTGGTCGCATGGCGAAGCAGTCTTATACACAACGGCACTTCCATATGCGGTTTCAAACCAACCGAGTCAAGATTATCGATTCAAATTCACGGAATCTGACTACCGGGAACTATGGAACCATAACATAACTTGGCAACCATTCCTGCCGCCGTTTGATGAAACTGATCCACATTTTGAGAAAGTGAGTGATGATAATGATTAAGGCTGAATTACCTATATATATCACTAATTGGATTGATGATTATTTTGACTTCTTCGTAAAAGGGCAAGGACAGTCAGAAAAGAAATTCTATTTAATGATGATCCGTAATGTTTGTCAGATTGCACTTGGTGAATCGGATAATCCTGAGCATGACAGAATTAATCGGGTTGGAAAATTCATCATTGCGCATCCTGATCAGTGCATTGACGAATTACTGTTCAAACTGTCGAAAGCGAGTGATGAAGATGGATGATAAAGAATATTTCAAATTTTTGCATTCGGCTCAAAAGTGCAAGGACAATGGATTTACCACCGATTATCAAATGGGTGAGACCTATGATGAGTTTCAGATCAGAATTAAAAATCGACAGCAGTTCTCAAGAATGGTTATCAAATTATTCTTGAATGAGTTCAATCGACGGCATCATTCACATATGACCGTTAGTGAATATTTAAAGTAAGGCAAATAAAAAGCTCCCGTTTCCGGAAGCTGGTGTTACATATTTAGCTCGACACTTAATTATATAACGCTATCAAACTGAAAATAAAGGGGCCTAGGGATGAAAACGAGAACGAAAAGAATAATCGAAGAATACTTACGAGAATATCCAGAAACGAACCGTTACCTCAAAGAACGTACCTTACAAATCATTTATCCATACAAAACGCCTGATGAAAACGTGGGCGGCGGAAAACCTCAGTACAAGTACGATGAGTCGGTGGTTTATACGGCAATTAGTTTGAAAGAAGACAAGATCCTCAATACCTTAAAGCATCACCGAGACATCATTGATGATTGTCTTGATGATTGTGGCGAGGATACTCAAATGATTATCTCCGAGCTGTACTTCAAGCGTCATCAACAATACACAATGGATGGCCTAATTGCGAATGAGCTGATTCACGTTAGTCGTACCCAAGCATTTCGATTGAGAGATAAGTTTATTCAAGAAGTTGCCGAAGGTTTGGATATCTATGATTTGTCTGATGTTGTGTAATTGGGATTAATTTGGGACTTTGAGGGGGTATAAGCGCTCTAAACTGGTAATGTGGGACTCATCGGATGATGGTTTCATTTTTTCTCCTTTAGGGGTGGTTGTAACGTACATACGAAGAGGGCGGCATCGCCGTGTTGGGTTCGATTCCCAACCAACCACTTTGTGCTTTGATTAGCACACCTTCAATGTTTAACTTCAAGCGGGCTGCAGTCTGGCGACGAGATATGGGTTCAATTCCCATTTGCAGCTTAACTCAAATGGCGGAATAAGTAGACGCTACTAATTGTGATGGGCAACTTGGTTGTTGTGGCTTCATAATTTGGAGGCTGGACATATAGCTCAGTTGGTAAGAGCGCATGCCTGATAAGCATGAGGTAACGGGTTCGAGTCCCGCTATGCCCACTAAGGCCATGTTGGGTGTAAATCCCAGCTTTGAGTATTGAATATTTTGTAAATAATGGGGGCATGTAACGTGGAAACTTTAATCAGCTTAATACTTATCCTGTTGCTGCCTTATTTATTTGCTGAGTACGGCCATAAGCAAGGGTGGTGGCACTAATGTCACCAATGCGTCGAACCGCTTATGGTTATGTCTGCACAACAGAAGAACAAATTGAACGCAAATTAGATCTTGAACTTAAGAAGCGTCGTGCTAAACAGCATGGCGCTTTTCGTTTACACAAAAAGGAGAAAAGACATGTTAAAAAACAACGATGAGGAACATTTGCGAAAGGATCAGGACTTCATACCGGTTTATCGCGCAGCAGAATCACGGTTATTCATTGATGGTCAGGAAATCAGTCACTTCTCACCGGATAAACCGATGTTTGGGATTAAGAATGGCCGATTGTTGATTACTTTGCTGATATTAAGATATCAAAATTGGGGAAAGATCATGCATGGCCATACTTTTAAAATTGTTTCTCCAGTCGATGATTCGAATGAACTTGTGATTTCTGGCAAGTACGATTCAGCCAAGGCATCAACTGATGGAGATATCATTTTTGATGGGACTGTTCCAGCGGTTACTATCTTGTTTGCCCTTGTTGGAGGATTCCAGGTAGATTTTGAACCAATTCCTACTAGGGATGTTATCTCATGACCAGCATATCTGGATTTGAACGTTTAAAAGTGGGACAAGCAAAGCCACTTAACTAAGGAGTTTGAGAGAAACATTGAGTAAACATAATAAACATACTAAAAGTCATAAGAAATCAAAAATCAAGGAGCGCAAGCGAAAAAGCTTAGCTGCTAGAAAATTGAATGAATTTAAACTAAAGGAGAAAAAGTTTAATGACATACGTTAGTTCAGTCAAAAGAGAAAGCTTCAATGGCCTTTTGGAAACCATTAACCATGGGGATGCACGTATTCAATTGCCACGACACTTCCAAAAGATCAATCTTTATAAAGATGATGATAGGTGGAGGAACTCCAAGGTCTATCAATTTAATAACGGTTTGTACCTTCAAGACGCCAATGCCGACGGAAAGATGTTATATGACCCATTGATTGATAGTTACAATAATTACCAACCTAACGCCCTACAGATTCATCTAAGTTCCCAACATCAACGTTATCTTGTAGAAGAACTGAATATTGCTAGTGGCCGAGATGGTTCTGAACTGGGGCGGATTATTGCTGATCAAAACATTAAGCGAAAGTATGTCACAATCAAGAATCTCAATCGTGGTTTCATCAAATCAATTAAGAAACACGAGAAGAACATCACCGTGATCAAAATGTACGACGGCTCAGAAGTGCGGTTGTTTACGTTGCCCTCTATGAATGGCATGGCACACATTGATGATGAGTTTTGGAGTTAACGACAAATAAAAAGGCTCCAACTAAGGGAGCCCCAGGCCAAGTGCCTATCTATTTGTCAGAATGCACAACGAAGCACATTCGGTGCTTAACACCTGTGATTTAATAATACTACAAAGGAGAAAAAATATGACAGAAAGAGAAAATTCGGATTATCAACGAATTGTTGATGAACTGGCTAAGCTTAAACCAGAAGTATCGAAGATGATTATGAGTGATAAGGTAACTACTTCGGCAATTACACAAGAATTAAAAGACGGGGACATTGATAAAGCTATTAGCAATCATGCACAAATCATGGCAAAAGCTTATGACCAATTCTCCAACATTCCTTTGATTGGTAGCAATTACGACTACCTGTTATTTATTATGTTGAAAGAAGTTTGGGGCGATATACCAGTACCATATGGTTCGAATAACTTCGTCCAATAAGTTTAACGGCTGTCTTTTACCGACAGTCATACATATTGAATTCTTAAGAGGTGAAATCACAAATGGCTAACACTGGAAAATCACATAAAAAATACTGGCTATCTGATGATGGAATTTCGATTATTGCATCAATGGCCCGCGACGGCATGACTAGCGAAGGAATTGCAAAGAAGATAGGTATTGCGTCTTCAACGTTTTACAAATGGCTTCACGAAAGCCCTGAATTATCGGAGGCGGTCATGGCAAACAAAGAGATGGCTGATAGGACTGTAGAAGCTGCCCTCTATCAATTGGCAACTGGCTTTAATTATTATGAAGACAAAGTCAGTGCCAGTGGCAAGCGTCTCAAACATGTTGAACAACACGAATCGCCAAACATCACTGCAATTAAAATGTGGCTGAACAATCGGCAACCAAAGAAGTGGCGTGATAAGCGAGAGATTGAGCTCTCAGGGCGGGTTGATTCATCATTCGATAACTTAGGCACGGATGAGTTAATCAAGCACCTGGAGAAGCTGGAAGGTGATAAGGATGGCTTGGAACCTGAATGATCCAAAAGAACAAGCAGAGTACGGCATTGAACTGGCTCTAGCCCGTCGACAGTACGAATATTATTTCACTTTATCGCACGAGAACCGTTATAAGCTTTATCCTCACGTTAAGTTGATTTGCTCTTATCTGCAGCGAATCATCAATGGGGAAAAGCTTTTTTTGTGCGTTGAGATGCCACCACGTCATGGTAAGTCAGCCAGTATCACTGAAACATTCCCAAGCTATTATTTGATGAAGAATCCGGATAAGGAAGTCATGATGGCCGCCTATTCAGAGGACTTATATACAAAGTTTGGCCGTAAGAATCGTGACAAGTTCCAGGTGTATGCCCCACAAATGTTTGGCTTGCAACTATCCCAGCAAACCAGTTCTGTTTCTGATTGGGGTATTAAAGGTCATAATGGCGGTATGTATTCGACTTCAATTCTTTCTGGTGCTACTGGTCGTGGTGCTGACCTGTTGATTATTGATGATCCAATTAAGAACGCGCAGGAAGCTATGTCAAAGACGATTCGTGACAAGATATGGGAAGAATGGCAGTCAACTTTCTCAACCCGATTACATGCTGATTCATCCTGCATTGTGATCATGACCAGATGGAGTGATGATGACCTAATTGGCCGTCTGCTTAAACAGAACGCTCGGCCATGGATTGAGCTTAAACTACCGGCTGTATGTACTGATGCTGATGATTTGTTAGGTCGAGAAATTGGCGACACACTGGCACCACAAGCACCACTTAGATACGACAAGGCATGGGCAGAACAGACCAAGAAAAGTGTGGGAACTCGTACTTGGGCAGCTTTATATCAGCAAAACCCTATCCCTGAAGGCGGTGGCGTCTTCAAACCGGACTGGTTGCGTTATTATGTGCCGAATGAACAGATGAAACATCAACTAGGGTTAGATGATAGTGTGGCAATCTTGCCACGCTTTTTTGATACTCAGGTACAGTCTTGGGATGCCACGTTCAAATCACGAGAGAATGATGATTACGTTGCCGGTCAGGTTTGGGCCTCACGTGGTGCTGATCGTTATCTACTACATCGAGAGCATGCCCGAATGGACTTCACACAGACGCTCAATGCCATCCGGCGAGTTACCAAAATGTATCCTAAAGCAACACGTAAGTTCATTGAAGATAAAGCTAACGGTCCAGCTATCATTAATACCCTACAGCACGAGATCGGTGGCATTATTCCGGTTGAGCCTCAAGGTGGCAAGGAAATTCGAGCATACGCAGTTACAGCACAGTTTGAGGCTGGTAACATTTATATTCCACATCCGAGCTGGCGCCCTGAAATTGGTGACTATATTACTGAATTAACCAGCTTCCCAACAGCCGCCCACGATGATGAAGTTGATAGTACAACCCAGGCTTTAACGTATATGGAGAAGTCTAATAACCTATTTGCCCGATATGGAATGTGAGGTGAGATTACTTGGCAAACAAACGAATGAAGAAAAAACAGAGCCGTCAAGATTCATTGGAAGCCAAAGTGAAGATTGCCGATAGTATGGCTGATGATCATAGCGCTTCACCAAAGAGTTACAGTAATTTGGTACCTAATGGGGTTACACGTCAATTAGACGACGCACAGATTCAAGCACTAGACCACGATAATCACATAGCTCATATGGTCATTACAATGCCAACCACTGACATGACGCGCAATGGCTGGGAGTTTACCTCAGATAACGAAGACTTGGATAGTATCATTAATCAGAAGCTTAAAGACTTAAACAGTCAGAATGTCTTTGCTCAGTTCTTAGCTGACAGGCTTAAGTGGGGCGACTCATTTATCGCAATCGGTGGCATTGAGGGGCAGAAGATCGATTCAGATCAACCACTAAATGAAGATAATCTACTTGACGTCCAATACATCCAGGCTTTTGACAGACGGATTGTTGGCAACATCATCACTGATAAGTGGCCGTTTAGTCCAACATACGGCAGAGAGGCCAATATTCAAGTTTCTGTCGGCAACTCTGCCTACGACATGGCAGCTAATAAACAAACTGATAACGGACTGATGAAGACCATTGATGCCTCACGGTACATGCATGCTGAGTATGGCAGGGATGAAAGCGACGACCAGGGTCATTCACTATTTGAGACTATCTTCGATGCCGTGAAGCTGGTTGATACAGCCAATTGGTCAGTTGGACAAATCATGAACGATTTGTCGTTCAAGACCTATTCATCCAACAGTGTTGATACAGCCAGTGCGGATCCAAAGCAGCTAGCCAAGTTAGCCGGTGTCATGAGTTATCAGTTCACAACTGAATCCCTGGCATTAATTGGTGAGAATGACCAGGTTGCAAAAGTCGGTACTCAATTATCTGGTGTTGATTCACTAATCAACTTTATGTGGGACAATCTATCAGCGGCAACTAATATTCCAAAGACCGTTCTACTAGGTCAGCAATCTGGTAAGGTATCTGGTACCCAAACCGATGTTCAGAACTACTATTCCTACATCAAGTCTCAACAAGAAAACGTCTTACGCCCATACTTAGAGCGTTTAGTGCGGTTACTGATTAAAGCTAAAAAGATTGGGAACACCGATCCTGACAGTCTTGATTGGCAATTAAATTTTAACCCGCTTTGGGAACAAGATTCATTGACGAATGCTCAAACTTCTCTGGCAAAAGCACAATCTTTAGCTCAACTTGTTCAGTGTGGTGCATTAGCCCCAGATGAGGCTCATGACGCGTTCCTGGATACCGACAAGGATAATGCCACCAATGCATTTACAGGTGACTCAGCAGACACTATAAAGCCATTCAAGGAGTTGACTGATGATGAAAAAAACGAGTTGGTCAACAAATACAATGGCGAGTCCAAAAAACATAAGAGTTGGTTCAAAAAGCTGTTCAAGTAGGTGATGTTATGGGTAAGTTAATCAAGATTCCTAAAGAGCTGTTGCCACGCATTGCACCTACTCGATTCTGTTATGGTTTAGAAGCCCGTTATCAGAAATATCTGGATAACATGCTGAAACAATGGTTCAAAAAGGCCGACCAGATTTGGAAGTATTCAATTATTCCAATCTACAAGCAAACTGCTATCTACCAAGATGATGATAGCAATGACAACGTGGCTGATCAGCTTAAGGCTTCAATGCAGTATCTTGAGGTTCAACTGGAATCTGGGATGAATGACATCGTGGTTGAAGCCTGGGTTAAGCAGTTCATTAAAGACGTTGATCAGTGGAGTTACAACGGGCTCAAAATTCAGATTGCTCCAAGAGGTATCGACCCAATCTCTACGGACCGCTTCTTACGCCAATACACCCAAAGCAAGATTGCTGAGAATGTCAGTCGAATTACCACTTTGCATGATCAATACGCCCAACAAGTCGAATCCACCATCTTTAATGGTGTAACCAAAGGCCAGGGCACTCATGAGATAGCACAGCAGATTTATAAGATTGATAGTGCCACTAGGGAGCATGCTGAATTAATTGCTCGTGATCAGACCGGCAGTATCCTTGGACAGATCAACGCTCATCGACAACAAGAAGCGGGTGCAGATTACTACATCTGGCAAACAATGGAAGATGCACGGGTTCGGGAAGCTCATCAGGAACTTGACCAGACCTTACAAAGATATGGTGATCCTGATGGTGGTGATGGAGGAATGGTTCCTGGCGAACCAATTCGTTGTCGTTGCGTCGCTTTACCTGTCTTTGAGGATGAGTTAGAAGAATACAGGAAACAAGGCTTATTAGCAGCATAAAGTGACTAATGCTCAGACACATGGTGGTGCAAGCCCACATAGTCACGTTACTAGGAATGGTTAGGCGTTCAGCGATGAACGCCTTTTTTCATGTCTCAAATTCCTAGCAAATATAGAAAAAGGGGATCTTAGTATGGCACAAGATAACAGTTCAACACCCAGTGTGGCTCCTGTTGATGAAGTCTATTCGAGTGATCTATCTCAACGTGCAAAGCAAGTGTCTCAACACTTTGGCAACTTGCAATTGACCAATCAACAGAAGAACTTCTGGATTGATCATCCGAATGACTGCACTTACTACGAAGACAAGGCATATCAAGTAAAGCCAGGAGAAATGCTTGCTGATGTAGCTAATCACTTCGTACGTGGCTCTGAGCAACTCCGTTGGTACAACGGCATTGCCCGATACCGGAATCTGAAGCCGGGTCAAACTATTTATGTTCCAGATCGCTACTTCATGGTTCCATTGGGCGAATAGGGGTGACAGCATTGAAAACTGTTACCAGATATGACCGAATGGCCATCATGGATTCGGCAATTGATGACGATGGTTTTCTCAATATTACTGCCTGTCCAATTGCCAAACCAGGTGTTTTTCCGTATCGCTTTTCTGACGGATCGGAGCTTATGGAAGCCAAACTACCGGATGATATTTTTTCACCCGGGACTGTCGAGTCGGCCAATTCAAAACCCATCACTAACGATCACCCTAATGAAACCGTAAAACCTTCTAACTACAAGAAATACGCCGTAGGGATGACTCATAATGACGCAACTAGCGATGGTCGACATTTAAAGGTATCAATGACAGTTGCTGATCAACATACACTTGATCAAATTAGGGATGGCAAACATGAGCTGTCCATTGGCTTTCTGGCTAATGTTGACGAAAATCCTGGTGAATTTCAAGGAACTCGTTATGACGCTTCTCAAAAGAATATCAAAATCAATCATATTGCCATTGTTGACTGTGGGCGTGCTGGACATGATGTCAATCTATTTGGTGATTCCGCTGAGATGGTGCAAGACGATAAGAAACAGAATGGAGGGAATCAAATGACTAAGTTAATGCTGGATTCAGGCGACGAAATCGAACTTGAATCTGAAGCTGCGAAAAAAGTTCAAGCCCAATTTAAGACATATAAGCAACAAATTACCGATGCCAAAGAACAAGCCAAGAAGAGCAAGCAAGAAGCCGAAGAATCTGACAAAAAAGCCAAAGCTGCTAAAGACGACAAGGACAAGGCCGAAAAAGAAGCCAACAAGTCTAAAGCTGAAGCTGACGCTGAAAAGGATAAGGCAAAGAAAGCCAAACAAGATGCTGCTGACAGCATCCAGAAGGCCGTTAAAGCGCGTCTATCCCTTGAAAAACAAGCTAAAAAGGTTCTTGGTGACTCTTACGACTTTGAGAGCAAGGACGATAAGCAAATTAAAGTTGATGCAATCAAGCAATTGAATGACAGTTTTGATGATAAAGGTAAGGACGATGTTTATATCAACACGTACTTTGACGCGATGCAAGATATTGCTGAGACTAAGGGCTTTGATAATGCTGGTGGCGAATTCCATAAGGATGGCGCCGACGTTAAAGAAAACAACTTGGATTTGTATGATAAGAAATTTGGAGGTGAAAAATAATGCCTAATTTCATTCCACAAGGAACTGGTTATGTATCTGGCCCACTTGGTGCCGGAACCATTGCCACCAACCAACCATATGTTGTGAACACGGACCACGCAGGTGATGTAACGCCATTTGGTGTGGCTGTTACGAAGTCTGGCAATGTCATTGCTCCAGCCGCTGATGGTAAGAACGTTTACGGTGTTACCTTAAACCGCTATTACATCCAAAGCTGGGACTCACGCGACACTGAACAATGGGATGCAAAGGACGAAATTCCAGTTATGCGTTCTGGTGCTGTCGCTGTTCAAATAAGCGCAGATGTTAAAGCTGGTGACCCAGCAACGGTTGGTGCAGGTGGTGTCTTTAAGACTGCTGCTGATGGTGATACGGTTGTTGGTCAATTCTTAGATGACGGCAAATTCAATGCTTCATCAGTTTCATCCACCGACTTTGGCCAGGTATCTACGGCCCCAGTTCAACTAAATTTGGGTGGTGCATATGCAATCACCACACCAGCGAGTAAGTGATGTCGTTGGTACCGCAACGGTCGGTAACGCGACTGCAAAATAGAAAGGAAGTTAACTAATCATGGCAATTGTTTGGAAGAATGGCGATGTGATTTCCGCCGACAAGCTCAATAATATGCAATTAATTTATTCAACGACTGATGTTAAGACCAACGATGCTACGGATTTGCCTGATGGTGCTGTAACTTTGGACCTTAATGGCGATCTGTATCAAGCAGCATCCGGTAAGCAAACTTTGTTAGGCTCATTTAAGGGCCCGCAAGGAGACAAGGGCGACAAGGGTGATACTGGCGACGCCGGAGCCGCAGGCCCTGCTGGTCCTAAAGGGGACACTGGTGCCGCTGGCCAAGATGGCCTAAGCGTCAAGTCTGGCACAATTAATGAAGATAAGAACGGTGCTGTTACTGGTGCTACTTTGAAAATGTCAGATGATTCAACCATCAACTTGACTCTTAACAAAGCGACTGCCTAGTTAGCAACCACAAATAGAAAGGAATGATAAAAGCATGGCTAATTCTCATGTAATGCTAGAGGCCAGAGATTTGAAGGCAATTGATAAGACTATTTATCAAGCACCTCAACAAACACTTTTAGCTCGTAGTTTAATTAAGCCTTATACGGATATTCCACAAGGCGCCACATCATACCGTTACTATGTTTCACGTAGTTTTGGTAAAGCAAAGTTGGCTGATGAACGCTCAAACGATATCCCAATGGTTGACACTGACTTAACACCGGTTGATCAATCACTGTTCCGGATCGAAGTTGGTGCAACTTGGACGGATGAAGAGCTCCAACAAGCTCATTTGGCTGGATTTACTCCTAACCTTACCAAGATTGCTACAGCGGCCCGTGCAATTGCGGAAAAAGAAAATCAGATTGTGTTCCTTGGCGATGACACTAAGGGCATTAAAGGGTTGTTTAATTCACCTGATGCCACAGTCACAACCAACGATGCTGGTCCATTTTCTAAAATCACTGATTCGGGAGCCATTGTTGAAGTAATCCGAAAGGCACGTAAGGCGTTGACCTTAATCAATGGATTTGCCAACATTAAGCCTGTTTTAGGACTTGCTCCTAATGCTTATGAAGAACTTAACCGTCGTTATTCAGACTACGATTCACGTTCGATCATGGCAGTTTTGCAAGCGAACGGCTGGTTCTCAGACATTGTTTCGATTCCTGAGTTAAAGGGTGCTGGTGATGGTGGCAAGGATTCGTTGGTCATCTTTGATAATCAACCGGATACGATGCAAGTCGCTATCGGAACTGAAATGACTCGCTCACAAGAAGAAATTGTGAACTTCTGGACCCACCGAATTGCTCTTTATGAACGGTTAGGCGGAATCATTTTGCGTCGTCCATACTTGGTTAACCGAGTTGACAACGTTTAGGAGGCACTACTTTGGTTAAAGTTGAAAACAAAACTCAGTTTAACCGAGTCATCAATGGCGTAATGGTTAAGCGGGGGCTCAATAACCTACTTTCTGCCGATGCCGACAGACTGAACCAAGGAATCAATGATCCATTAGTTCAAAGCCTGGTCAAAGCTGGACAATTGGTCATTGAATCAACCCAGCCACAACCAGCTCAAGCATCTGCTACATCTGCTAGTGTTACTGAGCCGGTTCAGGATCCTGACGTTGCCAATATGAACGTTGCTGATGCCACCAATGCCATTAACACTATTTCTGACAAGACTCTTCTAAAACAGTTACTGAGAGCCGAATCTGCCGGTGCTAACCGCAAAGGTGTTGTCGATGTTATCAACGCAAGATTGAAGTAAGGGGATGATCTGAATGGCAAGTAACTACACAACCGTTGAGGCTGTTAAGAATACAGTTCCGGATACATTTGAAGACGTTGCCGATGCTACCATTCAGCAATACATTTCTGATTCTCATCTCAAAGTGACTCATGATAGTTTCGCAACGAGCGATCCCGATATTCTGGAGCAAGCGGAACGGTACTTGACGATTCACAGGTACATCATTGGTACGTCGTCGACATTGGTATCCACTGAGAAAGTTGGCCCGATCCAAGTTAGTTACTTTAAGGCCGGTTCACAAGACTGGTTAAAGTGGCTGCAGTTAACTACTTGGGGTGCTGACTATTATCGCTTGTGGTCAATGTATGGTGATAACGGTATGCCACGGATTAGTTTGGCGGTGTTGCCTCAATGAGCTACAACAACCTGAAAAGAGGAATCCCAGAGTTACGTAAGCTCATGGGAAAGCAGTTGTTTGTCGGCGTACAGGGTAGCGAAGGAAAGATTGCTATGATTGCCCATGTTATGGAGTTTGGTGCTCATATCAAACCAATCAACGGCAAATATCTCACCATACCAAGTGAGAACGTACCGCATGGTCGGAGTGCCAGGGACTATAAGGATCTGCACTTTGTGACACGGGGAAATGGTAAAGGAATCCTAATCAATAAGGACGGACAAGTAATGTTCTACCTTGTACCAAGGGTAGACATTCCTGGCCGTCATTATTTTACCGAAACATACGATACGCATATTGTTGAATGGACGCAAAAATATCGAAAGCAGGTTCATGAGATTCTGATGGGAAGACAAACTGCTGATGGCTGTATGGAGTATATGGGGCAAGTTGTGGTTCGTGATATCCGAAAGGCCATTGTGGACTGGAAAGTGCCACATAACGCTCCAGCAACTGTTGCTCGTAAGCATGGTGTCGACAATCCTTTGGTAGATACAGGTCGATTGGTAGCATCGATTACTCACGAAGTAAGAAGGTCTTAGTATGCATTTGAAAATGGGTCGAATCATCAAGAAACAGGGAGTACCAGTTCAAATTTACAGCGCTGATAGTGATAAGGGAACGTCAGATGGCGGGTTCAGAACACCACAACTGATTGCTCAACGAACTCCTGATTTAGAAGCTAAATGGGTGCTGGTTCCCGCTGGAACGTATGGTGCAATGACCTTTCAGCGTAATGATGGTACTGATATTGATTACGACATGGAACTGGTTGGAACCAAGGCGTTTCCTGAGAACTCTGTGGTAATTGATGTCCGAACCGGCATTAAGTATTGGATTAAGCACATTGAGGACCTTCAAGGCTATTCAGATGTCATGATCTATGAACTGAAAGCGAGTGATAAAGATGAGCCAATCATTTAGCCACCTGGATTTCATGAATCATATTATTGGGGTTATCAAGGAGGCTACTGGATTAGAGACCACCTATGGTAATAGCAATGATAAACGGCCACCATTTCCGTACTTTGCAATCGTTCCGTTTAATTCACATCAGGCGTTGACCGTTGATGTTGTTGAGAATGAGTTGTTCTTAACAGGTGTTCAAATTGAATCACATGCACAGTCGCCTTATGAGGCTCAAGACAATCTTGAAGCCGTTCGTAAGGCGCTTTTTCGTCCGGACATATTAATTGAGTTTAGCAAGGCTAAAATGCGTCCGTACACGATGGATTCAATAGTCGACAACACCGTTTTGGCTGACCAAACTCAAGACTTCAATTTCCTGTTCACAATCACCTATATCGTTCGTGATAGCTATGTAGTGGCGGACCAATATAAACCACAAATTACTGAAACAAATATTAAAGAAAATAAGGAGCGTGATTAATAATGGCAACTTCTGTTGTGCCACAAATCGCCGATGTTGTTATCAACATTCAAGAAATCATTCCTGTACCAGCAATTGGCTACGGGAATTTATTAATTATGACTGAACAACCAACTGCATCTGCCACTGCTGGCAGTGCTGTCGCTGGTCAATCAACTGTTGCTACCAGTTCTGCACCAGATGATTCAATTGCATCTAGCACCGGCGGCAATTACAAGGAGTACACATCACTTGATGATGTTGCGGTTGATTATGATGAATCTTCAGCAACGTATATCAAGGCTAAAGGATACTTTGATCAATCGAATCACGGTAATTACCTGATGATTGTTCAATATCCAAAGAACAAGGCCTCAGACACATTAGCTGACTTCTTCTGGAATGGATGGTATTTTGCTGTTTTGGATAATTATGATGCTGACGTTGCGACTGAACTCGCCAATATGTTTGAAGCTAATGCCGGTAAGTTCTTATTACTTCAAGTTGAAGACTATAAGACACTACAAACCCTTGGTTCACAGAATTACACCATCGGATTACAGCACCCTGCAAACGAACCGCTGGATGCTGGGTTGGTTGGTTCCGTGGCCTCTTTAACTGTCGGGTCCCAAACCTGGAAGTTCAAGAACGTTGCTGGTGTCACACCACAGAAGTATAACAACACCGACTTTACAGCTATGAAGAAAGCCCACGTGATTGTGTACTTCACCACGACTGGTAGTTCCGTAGGTGAGACTTCTGAAGGTTTCACATTATCAGGCGAGTACATTGATAACCTGCATGGCGAGATCTGGATCAAGGTTGAAATGCGTAATCGAATTCAAGCGCGATTGCAGGATCCAACTACCGGCAAGATTTCATATGACAAAGTCGGTATTGACATTCTGGAACAAATTGTTCGAGATGTTTTAAGCGATGCTTGGAATAACAGCATTATCTTGACTGGAACTGACGGAAAAGGTGCTTACGATACTAGTTTTGGAACTCGTGAGCAGCAGTCAACCACTGATATCTTGGCCCGTGCCTATAACGGTGGAACATTCTGGTATACCCGTTCTGGCGCTATTCATGATGTCACTATCAACGGCTCAGTGATGAACTAGGAGGGAAACATAATGCAAAATAATGATAATTCAGGCTTGATGAGTATTTACAACGCCAAAAATGTCTCAATCATTGTTGACAGTACGTCCCTCTTTGGGTTCCAAGCTGGTGATATGGTTAGCTGGACTCAAGCGGAAGATAACGTCAACTTGGTAATTGATGCCCAAGGCACTGGTACCGGTTCAGAATCTAATGATAAGCACGGTACCGTAACCATTCATCTGTCTCAAGCATCACCAAAGATGAAGGACTTAAATGATTTGTTGGCAGCATCAAAGTACTTCTCATTCACTGCCAAATCTGACAACGAAATGATTGAATCAAAACATTCATGGGTAACTAAAGCGCCCGATGGTTCATTCTCAAACACTTTAACCGCTCGTGATTGGGGACTGACTTGTGTAAACCTCGGTTACACAGTACTGACAGCTTAATAATTTAGTTACTCAAAAAGGACTGCTATTTCGATAGCGGTCCTTTTGAGTACATACAAATATAAAAAATAAATGGAGGAATTCATCATGACAGAAACAAAGAAGACTACCGCAACTAACGACGTAAAGGTTCGTTTACGTCAACATAAATTCACATTTGAAAGTGCACCACTGAAAGCTGACGGAACCGTCGACGAAGCCAACAAGAAGGAAATTTCAGTTACTGAACAATTCCCAGGGCGTCGTGACGCCGTGGCCATTCTCGATGATGCCCGCGGTGCGGCGGGGATCGTTCGTGAAAGCAACTTCCTGGATGCTATTTTTGACAAGAAAAGCAACATTTTGATTGAACCTCAAACTCTGGGTTGGGAATATTTCGATACTCATACCGGCTTGGGTGACTTCTACGTCGAAACACTTTCCTTTCTTCAAGGCTAGTTTTGGGGAAGCCAATACGTTTCTGGCTGAAAAAATGGCTCAAGACGATGAGACCTATTGGTACATTCATGAAGCTTTGGGTGTGGAGTTAGATCAATTAGAGAACGCAACTGCAACTGAGTTAGCCTACTACATCAAGTTAGCAGATCTGCACTATAAGCGATTGCAAAACGTAACGGCCAGTGGAGTTAACACCGGCCTTTTTGGTAAGTAAGGGGTGAGAAGATGGCTGGCAATTTAATGCGGGATGAAGGAATCGGCATTCGTTTTGAGAGTGACCTCGCCCCTTTAATCAAAGCAAACGATTTAACTGACAAATTGGTTGATAAATGGGCAATTATCAACCGTGAACTCTCTAAATCAGGGGACACAACTAGTTTCAGTCGAGGGATGGCCCGTTCCAATGATCAAATCAAACGTAATATCGACTCCACTGGTCGGTTACGCTCTCAAATTAATGAAACTACCAGTGATATGCGGCGAATGGGCAACCAAGGCAGTAATGCAATGAACCAGGTTGCTCATGACGGATCAGCACTTGGCCGTACGTACTCTTCAGTAAAAGACAAAGCGTCTGGTATGTGGCGTAAGGTCAACGACAGTGAAGCGGCACGAAAGACCAATGCTGATCTTAACAAAGTTCAAGATAATTTATCACAAGTTGGAAATTCTGCGAAGAAGTCTAGCAATCGGGTGTCTGAATCGCAACGCAAGACTCGTAGTGAGACTGAACGGACTACAACAAGTTTCGGCCGATTAAGAAATGCCGGCAGTCGCCTGGCTAACATGGGTAATACAATTGCTTTAGCAATGCTGCCGGTTGCGGCTGCCTTCAAGAAATCAGCTGACGAAGCAACTGAGCTTGAAAACCGTTACAAGACAATTCAGAACTTACTCCACACCGGTGGTGAGTCAGCTGCGGCTTCTAAAGCACAGTCAAAGGCAATGGCCAAGGAGAATAATGGCTTTGCTTTGCAGTACGGTGTTTCGCCAACTGAAATGGCCAAAGGTGGCGAAGAACTTGTTCGTCGTGGTTATTCTGGCGCACAGGAACTGGCATCACATAAGTACTTCTTACAAGCTGCACGTGCATCTGGTGACTCATACAACTCTGTTGTGGGTTATGGTGCACCAGCACTTGAGCAGTTTGGATACAAGACAAAGGCTGGTAATTCTCGCAAGAAAATGGCAGCTTATACCAAGATGGTGTTGAACCAAATGGCATATGGTGCCGACCTTTCTGCCACCAACTTTAGCGGCATGGGTGAATCGTTAAAGTATGCGGGAGCTACTGCGAAGAGTGGTAATCAATCACTTGCCAGCACCATCTCTGATATTGGTGTGCTTTCCAACAATGGGCAAGACGGTTCAATTGCCGGAACCGGCTTAAAGAAAGTGATTAACTCTTTACTCGCTCCTTCAAGCGGTCCCAAAGGACAAGGTGCTCAAGCATTGAAATCCCTCGGGCTCACCCCGGATGATTTACGGGATTCCAAAGGCAACTTGATGTCGTTGGACAAAGAATTCCAGTTACTTAATAGTCATATGACCGGTATGAACGGGACTCAAAAAGCCACTATCTTCCACAAGTTATTTGGAGCAACTGGACAAGAGTCTGCTTTGATTTTGTCGGCAAATGTTAAACAAATGAAGGACTTGGATTCTCAAGTTGCCCGTGCTCCAAAGTATGGTAAAAATGGTTATATCCAGAATCTTGCACAAAAGAACATGTCATCATGGCAAAACCAAATTGATGTGTTTAAGCAACATCTGAATGTTATGGGCTTGGACTTTACCAAGACTGTTCTCCCGGGATTTACCAAGTTGCTTTCTGTTGGTAATAAGTTTTTAGGTGCCTTAATTAAAATGCCTGAACCAGTTAAGAAGTTGGTGGGGTATACGACTGCTGTTGCTAGTGGGCTAGCAGTTGCTTATACAACATCAAAATTGTTTAAGAAGGGATTCAACTGGTTAAACGGAACTTCCTCTGGGACCACTGTTGCCAACCGAGCAACCGACGTTGTGGAAGATGGTTTGGGAGAGGCTACTCGTACTGGAACAACTCATTATTCGGGTGGCAGTTTAGCCAACTTACCAAGCAAGTTGAATAATGCCACTTCTATACACACTGGTATTGGTAAGATGGCGGCGGTTGGAACTGGTTTAAGTATTGGTGTTAGTGCGGTATCGGCAATTCACGATGGACTTGATTCTAAAAAGGGTGGTCGAGAAATGTGGTCAGCCGGTGGTCAAGCTGCCGGAGCCGGAGTCGGCTTAGCACTTAGTGCTGGTAATCCGGTAGCTGCGGCAATTGGTGCATCGATTGGTGGGAGTATTGGTACTGCTTTTGCAGATTCCCCTGCAGTAAAGCAGCTGGGTACTTATCTAAAAAGCATTGATACGATTGAGTCGAGTAATCAATCTACGAGTGATCATGGTAATAATCACACTTATGGAAATCATACTCAGCAAGCTCAATATGGACAGAATGTTCAACATACTAAGTCGCGACGAGGATTGACTGATGTTTACAGTACTGGATTGACAACTGGCGGCAATACTCATAAATCTAAATCAGCCCCGCGCAAATTGACCTTGGCAGATAACATTGCTTCAATGCAGGCGGCAAGTAATGCCAACTTTAAGAAAATGGCTGGAGATTCCTGGGGCTTTATCAGCAAGTCACTTTCTCTTGAGAAAAAAGCGAATAGTGAATGGGCATCAAGTACCAGCAAGAGTTACAGCGCCGTCAGCAACACGTATCGACGGCTTGACACACTTGCTCAAAAGTATGCTGGTAAGCAGGAAGCCACGAACAAGAAGAACCTATCCTATCTTGAAAAGAATGGGTTACTAACTAAAGCACAAGCTCAAAATGATTACAAGACCACTAAAGGCTATTACAGCAAACGATTGTCAGCTTTGCATTCAAACATCAATAGTTTAATTAACGATGACAAGAGTGGTGGCAAGAAGCGAATAGCTGACATTCAAAGGGTCAACGCTGAAATTCTTTCGTTAACCGATAAAGGCGGACAGAAACAGAAAACGTTACTTTCACAGCTGAATAATCGTTCACGAAGACTAACTGTGGCCGGATATGGAAAGATTATCAGTGAGAGCGACCACGCCTATAAGAAGACGACTTCAAACGCCAAGAAACAATACAACACTGAAGTGAAGAGTGCCAACGATCGATACAAGAAGGCTGTTTCGATTGCAAGGAATACCAAAGGACTTTCGGCATCTCAACGGGCAACCATTATTTCCAATGCAAAAAAGCAGAAAAATTCATCGGTTGCTAATGCCAAGACTCAATACAGTGGCACATTGAAGTGGGCAAGGCAACAACGCAGAGATGTTGTTAAACAGGCTCAGATTGAAGCAGGATCAGCCAAGGATGCCTTCAGTAAAGCTGCCAAGGACGTTGGTAATAGTATTCCTGCCCTGATTACGCAGAATTTGAAGATTGGTTTGTCTACTGCAAACCCGAAATTTCATTCTGGTGACCTGACTAATAATATTGCTAAAAATAATGGTCGATCCAATGCTGGTTCAACTGGATCACCAAAACGTCCAAAGTCATATAAAGGCCCATACAACGGAGCTGACCTGACTAAGTTCGCTACTCACGCAAATGGTGGCAAGATTAGTCGTACACAGACGGCCCTTGTTGGTGAAGGTGGCCCTGAGTTGGCATATACAGTCCGCGGTAAGAATGCACGCCTATTGGGTGTCAATGGTCCTCAAATGGCTCGATTAAAGCCTGGGGAACATATCCTTAACGCCATGTCTACTAGACGGGTATTGGCTGGTAATTATGGTCAATCACTGCCTGGATATGCTCAAGGAACAAATGGCTTGAAAGCTTCGTCAGTGGGTAGAACCATGAGCAGGGCTTCGAATGACACGACCAAGTCAACTCACAAAATGAAGCGGAATACCCTTAAAGACTTTGATTCTATGCAAAAAGGAAGCACTGCTTCACTCTCAAAGCTTTCTAAGCATAACCGATCATCGTGGGGCGGTATTTCGTCCAAAACGGGTCACTACACCAATAACATCCGTAAGAGTTCTGTAAAAGATTTTGACTCGATGCAAAAAGGCGTACAAGGTCAAATGAATCAACTGCGTAAAGGTGTAACTAATGCTGCAGATGATACGGCGGTTGGCTTTGGCCACGCCCTGGGGCGGATGGACAATTACGCACATAAAGCGATGTCCAACACCATCAGCCAACTCAACAAAGGGATCAAAGGAATTGATAAGTCTCTTGGTCAATTTGGTGGTAATAACTCCGTCATTAATCCAATCCATTACGCGGCTGGATCAAACGGACAATTAACCGAAGACCAAATTGCAATGGTCAACGATGCCCCTTCTGGTCCACGACAAGAAGGAATTGTTCGCGGTGGGCAATTATATGCACCCAAGGGCAACAACCGTGTCCTTGGTCTTCAGCGCGGTGATGCTGTACTGAATGGTAGTCAGATGCAACGGCTGATGCGTTCAAATGGTATTACTCACTATGCCAAAGGTTCTGGCGTTTCTGATAGTGCACTACGTAGTATTGCTAAAACAAATGCCAAGAATCCAGCATCATTCTGGAATAAGAACTTCAATGTAAATGTTAAAGTTCAAGGCCCCGACTTGCAGAAAGGTATTACAAAGACCGCCAAGTCAGGGATGACCAAATATGGTGTTCCATGGGCAAATGCTGGGTGGAATGTCATAGAAGGACTCATTCAGAATACCGTGTCATCAAACGCTGGTATGGTTAAGGCCATGAAGAAGTATGGCGCTGGTCATCCATATGTTTGGGGTGGAAGTGGTCCTGACAATTTCGATTGTTCCGGACTGGTTATGTATGCTCTTAAACATGCTTATGGTATTTCTGTTCCTCACAATTCAGGCGCCCAATACAGTGACACTAGCGTTTTCAAGCACATTAGTCCAAGTAGTGCTGAACCTGGTGATGCTCTGTTCTGGGGTCCAGGAGAACACGTTGGAATTTATGAAGGCCATGGGAAATATTATTCAGCATTTAGTGACACACCGCCTCACGGTCATCCACAAATTGGGTCATACCCAGTTCATGGATACGGCGGAACTGGTCAGCTACTTGCAGCCAGAATCAAAGGTGTCCCAAGTGGTGCTTCAAATAAGAAGGCTTCCAAGGGAAATCCATTGGCTCGCCTTTTCAAGAAAGAAATTGGAAACAAGGCTTTAAAGTGGGTTGAAAACAACCTGGAAGTATCCGGTGGAAGCTTCGGTGGACAAATGGGCGGTAGTTCGATCACGAAAGCCATGATTGAAAAGGCTGAGCAAGTCATGAAGATTCCTCAAAGTATTCGTGGAAAGATTATGTCGAATATTCTGAAAGTTGCCATGTCTGAAACTGGGAATACCAATGAGATGCAAAAAATTCATGATATAAACTCTGCCAGTGGTAATCCTGCAGGTGGGCCATTGCAGTTTACTAAGTCAACTTTTAATACCTTTGCTGTACCTGGTCACAAGAACTGGGCTAGCCCTTATGATCAAGTACTCGCATATTTGAACAATAGTCAGTATCGCACTGCAGCGGGCATGACAACCATTAGAGGAACAACTAAATTCGATTGGTTAAATTCTGGGCCACATGGGCATCCACGTTTTGCAAAAGGTGGCATTCCAAAGACGAACCGGGCTTCATTAGTAGGCGAAAGAGGTGCTGAGCTATTTATGCCAAGCGTGTCAGGTCGTGTGTTTACGGCTAAAGATACCGCAAATATGGCATATAACATGGCGAAGGCTTCTTTAAATGTCATGAAGATGCTTCGAGAGCTTGATGCCGTAATCCGTAGGCCATCGACAGTTCCTACAAGAAATCGACGATCCATTCCGGCTGGTTCCGCTATCCATATTGAAACCCATGACAAATTCGAGTTCCACATTGGAAGCGGTACTGATTTGAATGAACGATCAGTAGCCAAGATGATTAAGGAAGCTGTCAAACGTGAGCGTCAAAGTATGGCTCGTCAGATCATTGAACAATTTGGAGGTGCCAAGTAATGGCGAAGAAAAAGAAATCCAAATATTTGACTGATAAACAGCTTAAAAGTGCAATCAAAAAAGACAGCACCCGTGTGCAGCATGAGAGTAATCAGATTGCGAGGTTGGATAAACACATTAAGGCCGATCAAAAGAAGTATGACAAGGCATCTGGTAGTGAAAAGACATCTTTAGGTAAGCGAATCAAGAAGTATGAGGGTTCAAAGAAAGCCCATACCGCCACAAAGAAGAAATATGCTACCAAACTCAAAACCGAAAAGGCAACTTTAGCCAAGAGAAATCTGAACGCCAAAGTTGAAGCTAACAAAAACAAGCTAGCCGGCAAGATTGCTGCCAACAAACCAAAGTTCAATGTTGGTCACATGATGCTTTATCGCACGGATAATCATAGCAGTGCCCTTGTCTTTATGTCTTCAGTTCCTGAGTCAGAAGACAATACGATCCAGGTGACACCCAACGCCTTACCAAAAGGTGAACCGACAGCCACTCATTCCCAACAGCAAGAGAAAGATATTTCAATTACTGCCCGAATTATGGGCACTGATGCCCAACAACGAACTGCCTACAACCAAATGCTTAAGTGGAAGGCAGAAGGGTGTGAGATGACGTATAAGGGGCGTATTTACTACAAACATTGCCTCTTTACAGCCCTTCACCGAGAGTATAACAAAGACGAAACTGCCTTGACGATTACTTTTGGTTTGCAGTTTATCGATTGGTCTGAGCTTAAGACAAGCGGTAAGAGTGCCAGCAGTGGTTCGAAGAATAAAACTGAGAATAAGTCGACCGGCGTTAAGTATGTGACAACTAAAGTTGGAACTACTTATGCCAGCCTTGCAAGTGACTACAACACAACTATCGCCAAGTTGGTTTCAATGAACCAATATAAGTCGTATGTGAATAACCTGCCAGCAGGTGTCAAAATTCGAGTTGCATAGGAGGTAATTATATGGCACTTCTAGATACTCTCGATGTAAGCCAAGAGGATTATGGTAAACCGTTTGATGTTATTCTAGGTGGCCGATTCTATGAGATGGAGATTGATCTAAACAAATTTGCAAACTTTCTGACGGCCTCTCTTTGGGATGCTGATGGCAACGCACTGGTAAACGGTGAGAAGTTGGTTATCAATCAACGTTTGTTTGCCTCGCTTAACTCAAACGATTTTCCGATTGAAGATATTGTTCCAATGGATGAATCTGATCAGGAGATAGAATGCAATGGTGACAATTTTAACGATACAGTCAAGCTAACCTTTGACGACCGGCCGGCTGATGGTAACGGATTTGATACACCGATTGCTGATAGTAATGAGACCAGTAATGCCGATTCGGATGATGAGACTGATATTGATCTGGCAGGTGATAGCGATGAGTAACAAGTTGCGATATCCAGTTCTTTATTGCACCATTGCCACTAAGACTGGTAAGAAGTTAGAGCTGGAGAACAACTTACGACCAGGTTCAGACTTACTGTTCACGTTTGATATCAACTTTAATATGGACGCAACCCCACCGGAATCAAGTGCTTCGTTCATTAATTCGAGTCAGCATATTCGTAACTACTTGAAAGCCAAGAATAAAGTTGCTTTCTACATCAAATACGAAGCGTTTGGTAAAACATTAATTGATGAGGGTGAGATCAAGTCTGTTGATCCCATTCAGTATGATGGTGTGACAACGACCGTTCCAATTACTTTCTCGTCTGGAAATGACTATAGCAGTATCCCTGCTAAGTCGATCCAGAAAGAAAAAAATAAGACGGAAGGCCATTACAAACGCGCCAAGGTGAAAGTGAAGGGCAAAACCGTTAAGCGACGTGTCCATTACTACACGGTTGAGGATGGCAAAAAAGTTGGCCACTACAAAGAAGGCCATGTCCACGTCGATGGTAAGACTGAAATTAAGCGGACGCGATACACAGTTAAGAAAAAGGTGTATACGAACTTATCTTTTAAAAAAGGCGTTAAGCCATCCGTTGCGATTAAGAAGATTGCCCACGAAGCTGGCATTAAGATTGCATCAATGAAACTTGCCCAAGATAAGCCTTTTAAAAAGGGGTACACCGTTTCAGGTAAGCCTTTAAGTGCCATCAACAAGCTGGTTAAACGATGCAAAAGCAAGATGTTCTATGAACGTGGGCAGCTAAAGATTGATGATCTTAAAAAGAGCAAAAAGACTCATATAATTCTCGACTATACGTCAGGATTGCTGAATGAACCATCTTATTCTGATGATTCGGAGTCTGGTGATGAGTTGTATGAGTCGACGTCATATCTATTGCCACAAATCACTGTACGAAGTACGTATGAGGTTCGTGGTGATTTCATTAAGAAGACGTTGATCGCTCAAAGCGGAACCTATAGTTTTGATGGCACGCAACCAACGATGACCGTTGACGGGTCACCGGCTAAATAGAGGTGTTCAATTTGGCAAAGATAACGAATCCATACAAAAAAGCTGCCCAAGCAATTGCTGAGGCAGCCTCACGGGACAATCATAATTGTCTCGTTGGTAAAATTGTGAAGTATGATAAAACTCATCATCTGGCCGATGTTCAACCATTAGTGGAGGACTTATCTGGTGACAAGATGGGAATTATCAATAACGTCACTGTCCCTTTTAGTATCTATTGGCTTGATGAAGTGTGGGAGCACATGGCTGATTATTTAACACCAGTTTGCCCTAAGGATGGGCAAGGCACAATGAAGATTACTCCACCGCCAAAAAAACTGGTGAAAGGTACCGAAGTCACTTTGATCATCCATGACTATTGCCTAGATGACTATGAGGTTGGCAAAGGTTATTTTGGTCGAGATGAAGACCCTCGTGAACATGATGTAAGTGACGCGATTATTGCAGCAATCAATTAAAGGGAGGTGTTCAAAATGCGTGATTTGATGATTACACCCTCTGGAGATACTGTTCAGGATGAATTAACTCATGATCTCACTGAAGTCTCTGGAACTGATGAACTAATGCAGTCAAGTGCTGAACTCCTCGGAATTGAGCAAGGTGAGATGGATGAACTCGCACCAGATTGTGGACTCCCACTGGATAATATTCTCGGGAAAGCCTATGACGACAACTATGCTGCCCAAGACATCTCCAACACGTTGATGAACCAAGAGCCTAGAATTGATGCAGTTGATGGCATTCAGATCACTCATGATTTGTCACAACGTAGGAGTACAATTGCTGTCAACATCCATTCATCTCAGATTCAGGATTCTGGCAATCAGTATGACGATCAGGGAAATTTAAAGATGACAGTAGGTGAGAATAGTGGCATTTGACGACACAGGTTATTACGTTGAAAGCTTTAATGAAGAAGTCAGTAAACAAACCGACGTTTTCAAAAAGTTTTTAGGGGATGATATTAATATTGACCCCCAATCGAACTATGGACGGATCATAAGAGCCGTAGCATACAACAACTGGAAAGAGAATCAAAAACAACAACAGGTTTGGTTGAATGGTTATGGCCAGTTTGCTGCTGGTGTGTCCCTCGATTACTTGGCATATAACCGAGGGATTTTCCGTAACCAGTCACAGCAAGCAACGGCAACTGTAAATATCACTGGGAGTAGTGCGGTTCTTCTTGAAGGTGGAACAACGGAGTTTATGACTGATGATGGTGTTTATTTTGTGCTTGTCGAAGATACCGTGCTTTCAGATGTTGATGGTGACGGAACTTTTACGGCAACTGCATCAGTTGTGAGTGAGGACTACTCCAGTGACACAAATGTTCAAGCCCATACAATTATTGAATTTGCAACTCCAGTTGATGGTGTTGATACCGTTGATAATCCGGATCCAGCAACAGGCGGAGCTGATGAAGAAACTGATGATTCATTAAGGCAACGGTATCTAGAAACGAATGTTGCCAACATTGGTTCAACAATTGATGGCATCTACACAGCATTGGATAGTGTCAACGGTATCCGAGATAAATATCTTGATAACAACACCAGCGCCACAACGGATGCCAATGGTACCCCTGCACATGCTCTTCAAATTGTGGCTTATGGTGGTCTTGACCAAGATATTGCTGATGCAATTCGTAAGGCAAAAGGTGCGGGGACTCAAACGTTTGGTAGTATTTCAAAGATTTCCTATGACATTGCAGGCAATCCCGAGACTATCAACTTTAATCGAGCAACTGAGGTTCCAATCTTCTTCTCCATTAATGTTAAAGCTAATAGTAACTGGAATGCTGACAGTGGAACTGATGACATTCTTAACGCCCTACAAAGTTATGTTAATAATCTCCATATGGGGCAACCAGTGTACATTAGTTCTGTATATGGATGCTTAGCTAAGGTGCCAGGAATTGACAGCTTTACAGTCCAAATGGGAACTGACAAGAAAAAGCTGGCTGCTACCGATGTGGTTTTGGGGATTACACAGGCACCTGTCGTTGACTCAGATGAAATAGAGGTGACGACCACCAATGGCTGATATTAAGCATGATGATAATTTAATTGAGATGGACGACACCCCAGCAATGCTGGGTAAGATGAGTCGCCTGACAAATCAGGAACCAGGCAGCGGATTCTATAAATTGATGGATGCGATCCTAGCACGTTCCCGAGATTATGACGCTGCTTTGGAAAAAATGAATGTCTTTCATTCACTCGAATATCTGAGTGGGAAGGCGTTAGATTACTTTGGTGAGCAGTTCAATGTGTATAGAGCTGGAGCAACAGATGATTATTTCAAATTCAAAATTCGTGCTGCAATTGTGGCTGCCACTGCAGATGGCACAACGGACTCAATTATTAAAGCTGTTTCGTACATCTTGGGTTGTGAATATTCTGATGTACGAATTGAACAGCCTTGGCAAACAGGTGGGGAAGCTCGGACAATTAATATTGCCGGTCTTCCCTTTAATTACGCCAATGATCCCAACGCGGTGAAGTTTCTAGCACAACAATTAACTCGCTCAGTTGAAGCGACAACCCGAATTGTCGGTATCGAGTTTAGCCATACTGATGAGCAAAGTCTTTATATTGGTTCAACTTCAATCGTTCAAGAACGTTACGTAATACAGAATCGGGGTGTGAATTAATGCCAGCTACATGGAGTAAAAATACGGTCACAAATCAGGCGATGACCATGATGAATCATGCATTAGGTGTGAGTGCGATTACGTTCACTAAAGCCGTTATGATCACTGATGATATTACCAAAGATACTGTCTCCCAATTACAGGCCTTAACGACCGTTAATTATAAGCAGACTAGAGTCCCCCGCGTCATCTCGACGGAAGATGATAGATCCCGTGTCGGTGTGACTATTGATAATAGTGATGTAAATGAAGATTACACCTACTATGGGGTTGCCTTATATGGCAAACAGAACAGTACGAATGAAGAGATTCTGTTCAGTGTTATCCCACTAACTACTGCGGCCACGATGGTTGCTAATGAGAATAATGTGGCGACATCCTCAATTTACCTGGATATCTATACCGATATTGTCCGTGGAACCCAAATCACGATCATGGTTTCAAACAGTGGCACACTCTCGCGTGAAGACGTGGAGCAAATGATCAAGACGGAAGGATACATCACTAAAGATGATTTGCCTGCCTTGATTGCCGATAATTTGCCAAAGGGGATTGTCACAGATGATGCTTCTAAAAATTGGCAGAAGCACAAAGTCACTGCTGATGATGGCACCCCGAAAGTTGTCATTGGATACGGTGACGATGCAAACGCAAAGATTAACGGTCTGGTTGGAACGGCCGATGCCGGAACAATTTCAATCGACATTGGTGCAACCAACAATGGTGCTGCGCATTCAGTTTTGGGCTATTACAGCAGCGCCAAAGACTGGGCCGTTATTTTGGCACAAACCAGTGACGGGACTGAATGGAGTATCAGCACTACTGGAACAACGGTTGTTTGGACACAAATCCCAAATAACGATTTGGTTAAACAAAAAGCAGATGACACTAAAGTTATCCATCGGGATCCAACGTCTGGCAAAGCAACGGACAAGACAGACTTTGCTGAAGGTGATTTGACTATCAACCAAAAGTCCGTCGGTGGCATGGAGCTTGAGACTGATGAAGCAACTGCCAAGAGTAAGTCACAAGCCGATCTTGGCAGTCTGTATATGTCTCCAGAAGAAAGCTAGGTGACTACTTATGGCAATGTATTTCAAAGGCCAAAAGGTAGCACCTTTTTTTAATGGCCAAAAAATTGATTCTGTTTACTACAAAGGTACCAAAGTGTTTGCCGGTTCAATTCCGGTCGGTACTGTTTTATGGAAGTCTTCAGATTCAAGAGGACAGGCATTTGGTGGTCAGATTACCAACACTTATGTTGATGTAGCAATTAAAAAGATGGTATCCAAGGAAACAACCATCACTGTTAAATATCCTGTTGAAAGATTGCCACACGGAATTCGTGTTCAAGGAATCAATTACATCAACGGAACAGGATGGATTGATCATATGAACACTGGTAGCAATCCTGATGTTTATGGGACTGACTTCAAGATTCCCAAAGAAAAGTTAAATGACTTCTCAACGGTTTCTTCAAAAAGTCCTGGCAATGAATTTCAAATCAAATATACAAATAATGTAATCGACTTTGGAAGTATGGGAACTCTAGTTGCTGCAACAAAGAATAATGATAACGACGACAAACAATGGTCACTTATTCAGTCGATCACAGCATATTAGGAGGAACACTATGACACAATCATTTAACCTCATGTTCAGCCTGGGGGGGG